CTGACGCATTGCCCAACGCAGCAGCTTGGTGTCGTGACGGTCATAGGTCAGGTCTCCCGGCCCCGTATCGTCTTCTTGGTTACCCACTCGCGCCTCGTTGTAACGTAGCACCGAGCAGGCTACCTGATACGCACCGGTGCGTCAAACCGCTAAATTTCGATCACCGTCGCGATGCGCGCGGGCGCCAGACCTTCGATGATCCCGTTGCGCACGAACGCCGGCAGCCCGACGGCTACGATCGCGCCGCGGACACGCTGCTGGCTGCCGTCGGGGAACTCCACGGTGCTGGTGTTGTCCGAGTGCACCTCGAGCACCTCGGCGATCAGCAGTGCGGGTTGGGGCAGCAATTGCTGCAGGGCGCGGTACAGGTTGCTCACAGGTGCCTCTCCAGCGTCAGGGTCTGCCGCACGACCACGTGGTCGCCCGTGACCGACACGCTGCGCACAAGGCCGCGCCACGCCCCGGCCGGGTCGTTAACGAGCACCAGCTTACCCACGTCGATCACGCCGGGCTCGCCCAGGCTTGTCAGCACGGGCAGCGTGAGTGTCATCGTGGCCATCGGGCCGGCAGCGCCGAGCATCGACTCGCCACGCTGCTGCGCAGCCTCCAGGGCTGTCAGCAGAGCGTCGGTAACCAGCGGCAGCAGCAGATCGGACGCAGGGGCCGTACCGGTGCGCTTCACCAACGCCAGCACGCCCTGTGCCTGACCGCTGACATACACGCCCTCGTAGGCCGGGTGGTCGGTGCGCTCGTACCCTTCGGTGGCCACGGGGTCCAAGGCCAGCGTCACGTCTGGGGTTGCGGCGTCCCATCCCCACGGCAGCACCGGGTAGCGCGGCGCCACGATCACGGCCTCGCCGACGCGCGGGCTCTGCACCAGCGCGCCAATCGACTCGGCCACTCTCCGCACCGCACTCATTGGCGTGCCGGTGTGACTCCAGGCGCCGGCGGGCACCAACCAGTCGGTGGCCTGCCACGTGAGCGACACGCCGGTGAGATCCAGTGCGTCCTCCACGATCTGCTGCGCTGTCATCGGCACGGCGTTCAGGAACGCACGCTGCGCGCGGTACGGCTCGGCCAGCAGCGCACTGGCGCTGCGCCCCGTGACCGTGGCGTCGGTGGCGCCGAAGGACCGGTTGCGGCGCAGGCCCTCGACCACGAACTCCCACACCAGCCCGTCCAGCGTCAGCCGCAAGCGCGCCGGCAGGCCAGCCACAGGGGCCAGCAGCGTGAGCAGTTCGGTGGTGCCGTTGGCGTTGAGCGTCCAGCCGATGTTGTCGGCGTCGGCAGACAGCGAGAACGACGTCACCGGCAGCGGCGTCAGGTCAGGCAGCCGCAGCGCGGTCAGCGAGTGGGTCTGCACGTATGACCTCCGAGACGTGATGGCCGTGCCGTCGCCGATGCGGCCGCGGCGGATGCAGTTCTCTCTACCCAGGACCAAGTGGGTGTCCCAGTCAAGCACGCAGAAGTGAAGGTGGACGTTGGCGCCTGGGTGCGACCCGTATTCTCCGGGGCGCGGCGGCAGCGGCTTGTTCCTGGCAATGCGCAGCGCCGCACGACCCCACGGCAGCTCGACCCGCAGGTTCCTCGGCGCAGCCGGTTGCCACGGCACAACGACGCGATTCGGGTCTGTGCGCCGTGCGCGCTGCCACGGCAGACCGACGAGACGGTGCCGCGGTTCAGCGTCGCCCCATGGCCACAGGTTTCGATGCTGCGCGACCAGCGCGCGATCCCACGGGAGAAGCACCCGACGGTCGCCCCGCTGCGCAGATCCCCAAGGCATGCGTGGGCCATTGGCCCCGCCGATGCTGTTGGACTCCCACGGCATGACCGGTCCGTTGGCTGCACGGCCGTCGATGCGCTCCCACGGCATGACCGGGCCGTTGGCTGCGCGAGTGTCCAGCGGTCCCCAAGGCTTGCCGGGGCCGTTGGCCGCACGTCCAGTGACACGCCCCCACGGGGCGCGCACCGGGCCGCCGCGAAAAAGCTGCGCGTTATCGAGGTAACCCTCGTTGAACCGCAGCGGCACGGCGCCGCCTGGCGGCACCACATACGGGCCGATGTCGCCGAGGACGAGGTGGACGGCCACACGATCACACGATCATCGGTTCGGGGACCACGTTGCTGGCAATCGCTGCGCGATATCCGCCCAGTTCGTCGTAGGCCAGGACGGTGTAGCGCTGCGCGGGATCAAACCCCACAAACTCGTAGGCCCCGGTGATCGGATCGCTCCACTGCTGCGCCACGCAAATGGCGTCGATCTCGCGCACAAGGCGCACGATGCGACGCACCGGAGCGTCGGGAGTGCCTTTGATCTTCACGTCGCCGGCAATGCGGCCGTACCCGCCGTAGTCGGGGCGGGTGAGCAGGAACGCCGAGTCGGCATCGCGCAGCGTTGTTGGCCAGGACGAGGCGAAGGTGATGAGGGGTGCGGGGGTTGGTACGTAGGTGAAGACTGGAGGAGCGTCACTAATGACGCCCACAGTAATTTCTTCAGATGTTCCGAGGTACGTTGATTCAAACGCATGGCTGCCGACATACCACACGATGCCGTCGTCGGACCACTCGACCCTCCCAAAGGCAGGACCAAACTGCAGGCCGTTTTGCGCTCCGGCGGGGGCGTTACGTAGCCACAGTTCGACCGGGGCGACCGGGGAGACGAAATCGTAGGACAGACGTACCCCGTTCGGGGCGTTCCCGTTGTAGAAGTAGGTGTCGTTGTCATCGTCAAAGGCGTTAGCGGCCACGTACCCCGAGGTGGAAGTTCCCGACGCGGATCCACCAACGCACAAGTCGACGCCGCCAGGACTGCCGCGAAACTCTATTTCGGCTACGCTAACCCCATTGCCGGAAGTCACCTTCGGCAACAACGTCAGCGCCCAATACCGATGCGCGGCCACGGGTTACCTCCAAGGCCCAATAACGTCCATCAAAACAACGCCGTTGGAAACGGTCACTCCCATCAACGTCACCCCCGGAAGCCCAACCACTCCATCGATCAGTGACGTTTCGGGAATCGGGAACCCGGTGACCAGGTCATGGGGGGTAACGTACATGCCGGGGTACGTCCCTCGGTACTGGTTCTGTTCCGACAGGTGCATCTTGCCAACATACATGCCGTTGTTCGCCGCGTTGGGGAAGCGTACCGCCGACAAGACGCTCCCCGAATGCTTAGCGCTAACCCCTCCGTACAGATTCTGGAAAACCCGATACCCTTCAACCGACCCTCCGATTCCAGACACTCCTCGCGCGAACCACGCGCTGACCGCAGAACCTGAGATGTATGTGGAGCAATTGCCGGTAGTGCTGGTCGTGTTGGAGATTACAGTCGGCGCCGACATCACGCAGCGGTACGGGTCAACGATTTTCTCCGAATTGATATCGCCGAAGAAAATCAACGGGCGCCAGGAAGTCGAAGGTGTCGGAGGAGTGCTGGCTCCCGCAGTCTCGTAGTGAGACGAAGCGAAGTAGAACCCCTGGTCGTCCCCAGTCAGAATCCACGGGCGCGCGGCAGGCCCAGAGCTTGCCTTGGGCCATGTCGTACCTCCAGACACCTGCGCCCCGGTCGGGAACGGCCCGATGCCAGTGTTGAGGTCTGACATGCTTACGTAGCCTACCGCCCGAGCCGACACCGTCCCAGAGTCATCAACTCTCAGGTACGACCCCGTGCCCTCGACACTGTTCAAGCGATAGACCGCGACGTTGCCAGCGTCAGCGAACGGTTTCGTCCAGCCCAAGGCAGCGACCTTGTGAGTGATGGTCCCGGTAGCCGGCTGATCCGGTATCCCCGTCGCATCGAACGTGTAGGTCGTGCTGGTCGTGGTCAGCACTTGACGCTGGCCGTTCAGCGTGCCACCGGAGCTTCCAGCACCAGCGATCTCAGTAATCTGCATGGGGCTGAACGGGTGCCCCGCCTTCGTCACCGTGGCGATCCCGCTGGCCACCACCAACGAGTCGATCGTTGCGCTACCCCACCCGTTCACCAAACAGGCGTCCAGCACCTCGATCAACGAGTTGGCCGTGTTGTCGAGAGTGGGTGCCCCCACCATCGCGGAGTTCAGCCATTTCACAGTCGTCATGTCGTTTCCTCGTTAGGTGTTCACGTAGCCGCGCAGTTCCAACGTCACCGAGTCATCGCCGCTGGGGGTGCTAGGAGCCACGCACCGCAGCGCCCACACGGGCGCCACCGCGCCGATGGTGTTGAACCGGTACACGTTGCCGGCGGCCCACCCGGCGCCCCAGCCCACCGCCGCCAGGCTGAAGTACGGCTCCCCGGTAACCGGATTCAGCGGCTCGAAATCGCCGCCCGTGCTGCCGGTGCCGATTTCTCCCAACGTCTCACCGATCACGCGGTAGGACGTCGTGTTTGTAAAGATCGCCGCCCATCGTTCGGTCACCGCGCCGGCGTTCGTGCATGCGATGGGGTGCGCGGCGTCGTTGAAGTCACCCACAGGTGTGCCGCCAATGATCGCGTCGGACCACACGCCCGTCCAGGCCTGCTGCGCGAAGCCCGCCGTAGCGCGGCCCTGCAGATCGCCCACCATCAGCAGCGACGACACGCGCGTGCCGGCGGGGTACTCGCGGCTCAAGGCGCGGTTCAAGTTCACCGTGGTGAGCGTCACGGTCGTGGCCAGCGCCATCTCTTCGATGCGGTGCTCGACGGTCACGGGTTGGGCCATGCCAGACACGTCGGTGAACGTCACCGTGCCCGCGGTCAGGTCGGCCGTGCAGCCAACGCCGACGGGCGGATCCTGGCCGTCGGTGAACCGCGCGTGCTCCACGCCCGTGCTGCCTATGACGCGCAGACGGGCGAGGCCGGTGCGCCCGGTGTCCACCACATCGCTGTTGGCCACAGTGTCTGGGGCCATGGCCTCCGTATGGTGAACCAGCAGAGCGTCCCCCGCCGCAATGGCTTGCGCTCGACCGTGCGTGTTGGCGTGCGGCAACGCCGTGATATTCCAGGCTGGCACTTCAACAACAGGGTACGCCAGCGCGGGGTCTGCCGGGATGATCTGTGCCCACGTCGTGTCCACCGTGATGCTGGTGGCTCCACTGCTGGTGATTCCGGGAGCCTCGGCGACGCCATGGCATCGCAGCGTTGCGGTTGTCAGCAAAACGGCAGTGCCTGTCTGGGCGCCAGCTCCAGGCGTAGCGGTCACACTGATGGCGCGCGTTTTGAGCCCGACCGAGACCGCCTCGGTGGCGGCGTCCGCCGTTACGACAACGAGATGCCGCACCCCGGCAACGGTCAGACTGATGGTCTGTCCGATCGAAAACGCAGACCAGAATCCATCGGATAGGAAAATCCGGGTCAAGGTCACCGAGGTGCCGCCACCGGTCCACTCCGCACTACAGGAGAACACCGCCCCACTGTCAAAGGCAATCTGCAAAGCGTCAGGAGCCCCCGCCGCCAGCGCTGCGTCGGCCTCATCCCGCTCAGTGCTCAATCCGCCGTACGAAAACACCACTGAGTGGGTGTCGTCGTCAACAGGCGGAATGTCGAGCACGGTATGCGAACTCAGGAACGTGTCGGTGTCGGCGTTGAACGCCCCGGCATACACCTTGCGCAGGCTCACCTTCCCGGTAAGCCGCTCGATGTCGGTGACGTCGGGGAAGACGTTGTTGTCCACGCCATCCAAGATGATCACATCGGACATGCGGCCGCCACCGTCATCGAAGTCGGTCATGCGCTCAGACGCGCGGAATCGGATGTCGTTGTCGGTGATGGGCATGGCGGTCAGACCTCGATGAATCGTAGCGTAGCGACATAGTCGTCGCCGCCGTCTGGATCGGAATAATCTATCACTGGCTGCGCTTCGATAGGCTGTTGCGATTGGTCGAATACCACCGTGCGTGCAGCCTCTCCGCGGATCACCAGCGAGAACTGCTGCGCCGGCAGCGCCGCCCAGGTCTGCAACGTGACCAGGGTAGTGCGCGGGATCCAGCCCCAGGACGGCCCTCCCTCAAGCGTGACGGTGCGCCCGGCCTGCTTGACGGCAGCCTCGAGCAGCAACGCGCCGGTGATGCTGTACTGCGTGCGCTGCTCGACCGCCGGCCAACCGAACTCGTCGGTCCACAGGAGGTCGTTCGGCAGCGTGACGGTGGTGACACCGTAGGTCAGGGTCGTGGCCATGTCAGCCGCCTCCTCCGGCGCGGTAAGCCTCTTCTAGGGCGGCGATCATTGCGTCGGCCGCGGCACGACTGGCCGCAGTGATCGTTTGGGTGCGGCCGCCGATGGTCACGTTGATAGTCACACCGGTAGAAACGCCACGCGCGGCGTTTTGAGCGTTAAACCAGTCCTTCTGAACCGTACCCGCCGTTCCCCCAAAAACGTTTTCGTTTGGCGGATCCTTGACACGATCTTTCTGCTTCAGGTAGTTCTGATACGACACCTGATCGACAGCAATGCCGTCGATCGTGAAGTAGCTCTGGCCGGTGGTGTACGACTGGTTGCCTCCCGGCTTTAGGCTCCCGTCCTCGTTACGGCCCTCCCAATCGAGGGTGGACTTGGCGCTACCAGGGCCCGTCAGCGCGGCGCGCTTCTTGTAGCCTTCGACATACGACGCGATCCATCGATCATGCGCCTCACGGGCCGAGTCGGCCTCAGACGCGTTCCGGCGCAACTCGTTGGAGTTGTTGTTCAACTCGTCGGAGTTGTTGCGCGTCGAATCGGAGTTGCGATCGACCGCCCCGGTCAACTGGTCGCGCGTATCGATCCCGTTCCGCATCTCGCGGTTCAACTTCTCGGTCTTCTTCTGCAGTTCCTCTTCCGCATCGATCTGCAGTAGCGCGGTCTTCTGCTGCTTGACCCGCGTCTGCAGTTCTTGTTCGAGGGCGGGTGTTAGTTGCCCTTGAGCGCGCAGCTGATCAAGCTTCAGCGTCGTGACGCGGAGGATCTCGTTGGCCTCGGCGCGCTTCGCGGCGGTACCTTCCTTCGAGAGTTTCAGTTCAAGGTCACGGATCTGGTTGTCAAGCTGCGTGGCGGTGGTCAGCGCCCCTCGCGCCACGGCTTCGTCCCGCTTGATCTTCAACCGCGTGAGCTCAAGCTCGATCTGCGCCTTCGTGAACTCCGACTCGGCCTTCAGCGCGTCGACCGCGCGCTTGCTGGCTTCCTCCTGATCGTCCATCGCGTCGACCAGCAACCCCTTGGCCCGCGTAAGTGCTTCGGTGGCCTTCTGCAAGTCCACAGCCGACGCCTTGCCCTCCGCGTACCGGCGGGCGACTTGCGTCAACGCCTCGCGCGCCACGTCGACTTGCCTTGCCAGCGCCTCGTACTGCCCCGCGTTGTCCTCCAGCGCGGCGACAGCCAACTCGGCCTGGGCCACCGCCGCGCGTGCTGCGGCGGCCTGCTGCTCGCTCTTTTCGACGTCGGCGGTCTTCGCCTTGATCAGCTTATCGTAAGCATCCAGCGACGTCTGGATGGTGTCCTTGGACAGCCCCAACGCTTCGGCGCTCTTGAGCGTGGCTTCCCGGGCGGCCTGGGCCGCAGTGAGTTCTGCGGCATAGGAGGCCGTGAGGTCTTCGGTGACCTTCAGGAACCCCTTTGCGGCATCCACCGAGGCCTTGCGCGACGCCACCTCGTCGCCGGCCAGCGCCACGGTGCGCAGCAGCGCTTCGTTTTCGTCCTTCTTCGCATCGACCAACTTCGTGGAGGCCTTGCGCACCTCTTCGGCCTGATCGATAGCCTTGGTGTAGGCCACCGATGTGGCTGCGAGCGACTTGATCTGGGTGTCGGTGGCGCCGGCGGCTTTCAGGCCTTCCTCGGCGGTTTTGCCGAGCGAGGTGCCTAGCTCATCGACGGCCTCGCTGGCGCCGTACGCGGTCTCCTTGAACTTCGCGATGCGCGCGCCGGATTGCTCCGCGAAGTCGGAGATGGTCTGCCCAAGGTCCGCAAGCTTCGCCCCACCTGGGGTGATAGCGTCGAGGAACGCGACCACCGACAGCCCGAGCAGGCGGAACGCTTCGCTGGCGCTGACCGCCACAACGGCAACGTCGCGCACCGCGCCACCGAATGCCGTGATGACCACGCCGGCGGCCTGCCCCAGCGGGCCGTCCACGATCGTGGTGCCGGCCTCCTTGATGACGTTGATGAACCGGTTCCACGACGCGACCAGGCCCTCGACCTGTTCGTTGTTCTGCGTGCCCAGCGTCTTCAGCGCCCGGCCGATTGCCGGGATCGCCTCGACGGCCAGCAACTGCCCCGACTCCACGACCTTGTTCAACTGCGCGGTCGTCAGGCCCAGTTCCTTGGCCAGCAGCGGCAGCACGCCGGGCAGCGCGTCACCCAACTGCTGCCGCAGTTCTTCCATCGACACGACGCCCTTGGCGGCGATCTGGCTCAGAGCCTCGAGCGCGCGCTTCGTCTGGTCAGACGACAGCCCCAGGTTGCCGGCGGCCAGCGCGACCGACTCGAACACGGCCTGCGTGTCCTCCAGCGTCAGCCCGGTCTGCAGCGCCGACGCCGCGAACTTGGCGTAGGTGTCAGCAACCTCGGTGAACTGCTGGCCGGATTTCTGCGACACCTCGCGCAGGAACTCGATCTGCTTCGCTGCCGACTCGGCGCTGCCGGTGACGGTCGTCAGGATCCGATTCGTGCGCTCCAGCGCGATCGTCGCGTCGAGCACCGGCCGTACGGCGAACCCCACCGTGGCCACGGCTGCCGACAGCGCGCCGAACCGCGTGATCAGGCCGTTGACGGCCGTGTTCATGCGCTCGAACTGCGTGGGCGCTGCCTGGACCTGCAAGATCTCCGCACGCAACCGCGCGAGCTTGGCATCGGCGGCACCGGCGGCACGCCCCAGTTCGTCCACACCCAGCGCGCCGGCACGCGCCCGGACCTCCAGGCGGGTCAGCGCCTGCTCGGTCTCGCGGATCTCCTGCTCGATCGCATCGATGGACCGGATTCCCAGCGCACCGAATGCCTCGGTGATGGCGGCGCCGGCCTGCCGGGCCGCCGTGGCCGTGGCCACAGTGGCCGCCTGGGACTCCCGGGCTGCCGCGGCAACCTTCGTCAGCGCTGAAGCCTCGGCCACCAGCGCCGCGCGGCTGGCGTCGCGTTGGTTCGCCAGGTCGCGCTGCGCGACAGTCAGTTCGCGTTCGCTGGCGACCAGCGCCTCGGCGGCGGCCAGTCGCTGCTTCACGACCGCGACGTCGTCCTTGCCGGCAGCAGCCGCGCGCTCCGTAGCGGCCGCAAATTCGCGCGCAGCGGCCTCGGCGCCACGTAGGGACTGCTGGAGCTCGCGGAACTCAGCATCGGCCTGTTTGGCGGCTTCCTCGAGCCTCTTGACGGCCTGGGCGCCTTCGGCGGCAGCCAGCGCCTCGGCGGCGGCTGCCGCCTCGCGCAGCGACGCCTCGTACTTCTGCAGGAACTGCTCAGTGTCGCGCAGGGCCGCCAACTCGGTCTCGGTCGACGCGGTCGTCTGCTCCTGCGCAAACCCCAGCTGTTGCGTCGCGCTGATCACGCTCTGGATCGACCCCAGCAGACGCTGGTCGGCCTCGGCCAGATCGGTCGTGCTCGCGCCGGCGGCGACGGCCGCCGCACGCGACTCGTCCAGCGCCCGGTTGCGCTGCTGCAGCGCTCGCTCGCCGGCGCGGGCCTTGGCCTCCAGTTGCTCGACCTGATTCCCGAGCTTCGTCTCTTCGGCGGTCGCCGCGCGCACCGACGGCGTCAACTGGTCGAGAGCGGCCTTCTGCTGGGCGAATGCCGTCTTGGCGTCGGCCAGACTGCGCGCCAACTGCGCCTGCCGCGCGGTGTACTCGGCGGTGTCCTTGCCGGCCTTGTTGAAGCCGGCGGCGTAGGTATCGATGTCGCCCTTGGCCTTGACCACGGCGATGCCGGCCTCGCGCACCGACTCGGCCAGCCGCGCCTGCTGCAGGCGCAGTTCTTCGGCCTTGATGCGCGCGGCGTCGTACTTCGCGCCGGCGGCCAGGACGGCCTCGGCGGCCTGCTGCTGCTCGAGGGTGAGCTTCTCTACCTGCTCGGTGAGCGCGCGCAGGCCGGCGAGCGCGGTACTCTGGTCGGCGAGCTTGTCGAGTTCGCTGGCAAGACGCGCGAACTCCGGGGCGGCATCGGTGCCTTCTTGCGCGAGCTTGCGGACATCCGCAGCCAGTTGGCGGATGCTCTCCTCACCCGTCGTCTCGATCTCGACGCCGAGGCGAACATCACGCTTACCAGACGTGGCCATCGGTCATCCTGAGAAAAAGGGGCGCCCCGTTCGGCCGGGGCCGGGGAGGCGCCCTCAAGGAGACAAGGGTCAGACCGGGGCGTCGCGCAGTTCGACCTTGAACGGTGCGGTCTGGCCGACCGGGGTCACCAGGCGGCCCGGCAGCGGCACGGTCAGGAACTGGTCGGACAGGAAGTCGACCGCGGCATCCGAGGCGACCACACCTTCGAACACCGTCACGACGCAGGGCGTGTCGTCGGCCAGGTTCTTGCCGTCGAGGATGAACTCGGCGCGGATGGCCGCGCTGGTGGCGCCGGCGATCTCGGTCGTCGTGATAGCGGCGTAGGTGCTGGTGAGCAGCAGATCGGCGGCATCGGCGATGACGCCCGTCGACAGCACCTTGATCTGGCCGAGTTCACGGTTCATCACGTAGTCGGTGCCCTCGGTGTAGGTCGTTCCTGCCGGATCCGACGTCACAGTGGCCGTGCCGGTGAGCCGCTGCTTCGTCAACTGCACCCACTTGTCGTGGTCCGAGACGACCGAGACCGCCGTCAGCGTGCCGGAGGCCTGCGTCGTGGACGACACGGTGCCCAGCAGAGCAATAGACAGCCCGTTGGCGTCAGCCTCGCCCAGCGTCACGCTCAGGTCGAACGGCTGCGGGATCGCGGCGCTGGCCACGACCTGGCCGTAGCCGTTGCGAGACTTGGAGACTCGTTCGCGGAGTTCGGAGTTCGCCTTGATCTCGAACTGCTCGCATTCGAACGGGCCCTCCTGGCCCTGCTTCACGCCACCGACGATGCGGTTGATGTACAGGTCACCAGACCCGAGAAAACCACGTGCGGCCATGTTCAATTCTCCAATTCGTTGTATCGAAACGAGTCGCCCTGAGTCTATGGATCGGGCGCGCTATAAGTCCAGCCGAGAAATTTCTTCAGGGGTTCGCCACGTTCTCGACATACGTGACGCCAATTTCCACGATGGCGAGCACGAAGGCCTCGCCGTCTGCCCGAGGCCCGATGTCGCGGCCCAGGTACTCCACCGCCTTCACCTTCCCGCCCCACTTCACGTCGGGACGGTCTGCGGTGCGGAACACCGCACGCTTGAGGTCGCGAATCGCCGCATGCGCCGCGGTGTTCGGGTTGTCGACACTGCACGGCAGATACGCCAGCAGCGCGTACCGCTGATCGATCTGGTAGTCGGTGCGCGCGTTGATGCTCTCGGGCATGTCTTCGCCCTCGATAATCACGGTGCATGGGATCTGCGACTTGTCGATCGAGCGCTTGCCCTGCAGTACGCGCGTGCCAATGTCGGTCTCGGCGCCCTGCGCTACCGTGAGCGTGGCCATGCGGGCCACCAGTTCGGCCGCAATGGTCTCGGCGGTCAGCAGCAGACTCACAGGACCACCCTCTCGATCTCGGCAAGCAGGTTCCGCGTGGCCGCCGTGCCGAGGTCGGTGGCCCACTGGCCGCCCTGCACGTCGATCTGCCGGCTGAACAGCTGGTGCGGGCTGGGGCCGTAGACGTGCTTCTTGCCGTACTTCCCGTCGCGCCGGCGACCGGCGTCTCCCAGGCCCTTGCCGTAGTCGTTTTTGCCCTTGCCCTTGAGCGCCGTCGTGCGGACGAAGGCCCCCATCAAACCGTTCTGATTCTTCAGCCGCATCAGGAACCACTGCGGTTCGTCCTGGCGGTCGGTGTTCGTGATGTTGGTGTAGACGCCGGCCGACCGGCGGCCCTTCACCGGCCCGGCCCGGCGCGGCGCGCCAGACTGCCGATACCACTCGGTGCCACCGAACCGGCCCAGCACGGTGCCGGAGTAGGCCGCAATGATCTCCGCGCGCGGGCGCCCCGTGGCGGGCACGCGGGTCATCTTGCCGCGGAAATACTGGTCCGACAGGTTGATGTTCTTGAGGCCGCCCTTGACGCCCTCGTCTTCGATCTGCACTGCAACCTGGTTGACGGTATCGACGGCCACAATGCCGAGGCGGCGACCGTTCAGTTGACCGAGGCGATCGGCCAGACCGTCAAGCTCGCGGGCGTCGATGCGGAAGGTCGTCACGGGGTCACCACAATGAATGTGCGCGTGTAGCCGTTGTCTTCATGCAGTCTGGACAACACGAACGTGCCGTCAGGGTGCACCAGCGTCTGGCCGACGGCCGGCGCTGCGCTCGATGGGATCACGGCAACGTCGACTTGGGCCACGTAGTTGTCGTCCGACCGGCCCGGGCTGCCAACGAACAGGTCCACCCCACGCTGCAGGGACACCTTGCCGATTTCGACCCCGTCAAGCGAACAGGGCTCACCGAGTTTGGTGAGCCCTGCTTGCATCGCACGGGCCATGAAGCCCAGCGTCATGGGTCAGATCGACAGTTCGATGATCGCGTCCGGGCGGGTGCAAATGTGCAGCGGATTGGACTGCACCTCCCACTCGACGCCACGGTCGAAGTCCATCATCTTGGACTTCATGTAGAACGGCAGGCCCATCGTGCCGACCGTGTCCATGTAGTCCGCCGGGGCGAAGAACGAGCAGAACAGGTCGGGCACGCCCATCGGGATCGCGTAGGCCTTGTTGGCGGCGATGAACCGGGTGCCGCCGACCGAACCGCGGTACTCGGTGAACATGCAGCCGCCGAATTCGAAGCTCATGCGTTGGTTGTTCCGCAGCGGCGCGCCGTCGGTGTACTTGAACGTGTCGACCACCGCGGGGTGGTCGACCAGCGCATCGAAGAACTCCTTGCTGCAGAGCACCGTGATGCCCGACATCTGCACGCCGCCGAGAGTGTCCTCGACCATGCGCTCCAGCGTCGTGCACTTGCTGCGCACCTTCGTGGCATCCACGTCGAGCGCGAAGTCCAGGGTCTGCTGCGACACGCCGAACTCGGTGAAGTAGTCGTACAGCACCGTGCTGCCGTCAGCGTCCAGCACCTGGCCCTTGATGGCGCCCATGCGCTGCCATTCGTGAGTCAGGTCGAGGTCACGACGAGCGATGGCCATCTTCCGATCCAGCAGGGCCTGGGCCGCCTCGGTCTCGGTCTGGGAACCGAACACGCGGATGCCCAGCACCTCGTCGGCCGTGACGGCCACGCGTTGCGGCAGATGCACCGGGCGGAAGTCGCGCAGCGTGCGCTTCTGGTCGTTCTTGGCCGGGCCGCCCGAACCGCGCGGCGCCGTCGGCACCAGGGTCAGGACACCGTCCTTCATCTCGATCGCGACCGACAGGGTGTAGATGCCCTGCTCGTCGAACAGACCCATCGCGCCGATCTTGGTCGGGGTGTATGGGATCTTGTTGATGCCCTTCACCAGTTCGGTGAAGCTGAACGCATCGTCTTGGAAGACATTGAGCAACATGGTGATTTCCTTGTATCGAAACGATCAGCGGACGATGATGCCCAGGGCCTTCAGATCCGCGATGCCGTTGGCGTCGATGCCGGTGAGCTTCGCGGAGATGACCTCGGCGTCGCGAACGATGACGGTCGCCTTGATGTCGCCGGCCACGGGGAGCAGTTCGTTGTAGAGCACGCCCGCGGCAACGCGGCGGCCGTCGTCGGTGCCGGCCTCGTCGTACTTCACGTACTTGCCGGTGGCGGCGATCTTGCCCAGCACGGTGCCAGACAGCCAGTTCGTGCTGCCGCTCACCGTGACGGTGACGTTCTCGCGGCAGCGCGTGCTGTTGTCTTCCGACAGCAGGAATTCACCAACGTGGTTGGTCTCGGTCAGGACGGTCATTGCTTGCTCCCAGCAGTACGCATGGTTTTGATGTCGCCCCAGAGCGACGACGGGTTGATGGTGCTCTTGGCGGCCGGCTGCAGCGCGGCGGCCGGCGCGGCGGTGTTGACCACCGAGGCGGCATCCTCAGCCGCCAGTTCGTCGGTGATCTGCTTGCGCACGTCCTCGAGGGTCTTGCGGCCACGGACGAACTGCGATGCCCGGGGGTCGCGGCCCGCCATGCGGCACAGAGCCAAGATCTCGCGGGCCTCGGCAGCTGCCTTGCGGAACGCGTCGGCCGTCGTAAGCTTCGGGTCCAGCGCCAGTGCGGCAGCGAACTCGGCCACACCTTCGTCGGCCGCGATCTTCTCGACCTCGGTCATCGTGATGGTGGCCTTCGGGCCTGGAGCCGGCGCCGCGTGCTTGAACAGCGCCTGGACGTTCAGCGGCATCGACTCGACGTCGAAACGGGCCTCGGCGGTGATCTCATCGATCACCTCGTCGCACAGACCGTGCCCCAGGCACTCGGCGGCGGTGAGGAAAGTCTCTGCGGCCAGCACGTCTTTCAGCGCCTGCTCCTCGCCCTTCCAGCGCTTCATGTATGTGGCGGTCAACACCTCGCCGAACTTGTCGAGCGTGTCGGCCATCTCGCGCATGTCGTCAGCGTTGCCGTACACCCCGTTGATGGGGTTGTGCAGGAACATCAGCGTGTTTGCCGGCATGACGATCTTGTCGCCGGCCATAGCGATGTAGCTCGCGGCGCTGGCGGCGATGCCCAGCACGTGAACCTCGATCTCCTTGCCGCTGGCACGCATGCCGTTGAAAATGGCCAGCGCCTCGGTGACGCTGCCGCCAGGCGAGTTGATGTAAACGCGAACCTTCGACTGCTTGATCGCGCGAAAGTCGGTCAGGAACGTGCGGGCGCCGACACCGTACCAGTCGTTGATCGCGTCAAGAATCGACACTTCAGCGACATCCGCATCGGACGCGGCGGCCTTGATCGAGTACCAGGGTTTCGGCATAGTGGTCCGGAATGTAGGTTGAGTTGTGGCTGGAAATCCAGCCGAGATATTTCGAATTACCGAAGAATGAAGATCAACACGTCGTCATCGTCATCCTTCCGACGACGCTGACCGTGCTCGACCCAGCGACCGCGGCCACGCTGGTCGCGAACCGGCGGGCCGAACAGCCGACCGGCGAACAGCCGACCGGCGAACAGCTTCTTGCCGCGGTACTCGCCGTTGATCATTCGGTGCCGTCCACGATGGTGTCGATGCGGTTGCCGGCCGCGTCGAAGGTGGCGATGATGCGCGGCGTGACGCCGTCGGTGCCGTAGTACGTCTCGGTGTCGGTGCCCACCCCGGAGGTCTGGCCGGCGATGCCTGCCATGATCACGCGGAGCATCTCGTTGTTCTCCATCAGCGTCATGGCCGCCGTCTTGCCGTTCGGCAGGACGAAGTTCCAGACGTCGGCGGGATCCCCCGTCCCGGTCCCGGTGGTGCCGATGAAGACCGACAGCCCGACCGCCAGCGACCGGCCGATGGCGGCCACGGTGCTGACCGACGCGTCGACCACACGGCGCACCGACAGCGCGGCGGACAGCGCCACGTCGGCGGCGCGTACGTCGGCGACTGCCGCGGCAACAGACGCGCTCAGGGTGGAGGCGGCCTGCACGGCGGCGGACAGCGCCGCGGCGGCTGCGTTGTCGGCCTGCACGAACGCCGAGGCCGATGCCGATGCGACATGGGCCGCCTGGACGACCGCCGACGCGTCAGCAGATGCGGACCCCGAGGTCTGCACCGCAGCCGACGCCGACGCTGACGCGGCCTGGGTCGCCTGGACCGCCGCCGACATCGCCGCGGCAACGCCGCCGTCGGCCTGCACGAACGCCGTCACGGAGGCCGACGCGGCTTGCGCAGCCTGGACAGCGGCGGACAGCACCGACGACGCGGTGACGACCTGGGACAGGGCTGCGCTCAGGCCCACCGTGGCCGTGACGGACGCCTGGACGGCCACATTCAGGCTCGTCGTGGCCAAGGCCTCGGCCAGCACCATCGCGCTCGCCGACAGCGCGTCGGTGCGCGCCGCGCGCACGGCGGCGGTCAGCGCCGCGTCGAGGCTTGAGGTGCTGCTGGCGGCGACCGACAGAGACGCACTGTGCGACAGCGCGGCCTGGGCGGCCAGCTGCATCGACGCGGTGGCGGCCTGCGCCAGGCGCACGGCAGCAGTCAGGTCGGCGGACTGCGCGTGGTCGGCCTGGGCGGCGGCCTGCAGCGACGCGGTGACGGCCTGCGCGGCGGCGACGGCAGCGGCCAGATCCGACGACGCGGCCGCGCTGCGGCTGACCGCGGCGTCCACAGTGGCCGAGACAGTGCGTGCGGTCTGAACGGCAGCTGAAGCCGTGCTGGTGGCGGACTGCGCGGCCTGGACGATGGCGGCCAGCGAGGTTGTCGCCACGACGTTCGCCGCCGTCGTGAACGTCCCCGTAGCAAGCAGCACGCCACTGTTGCTGCTGTTCGTGCCGTCGTCCCAGATCAGCCACAGCTTGTAGGACGTGCCGGCGCTCAGGCCGGTCAGCGTGATCCCTACGCTTGCATCACCTACCGTCCCCGCTGTCGGTGCGCTCGCATTTGTGCCGCTCGCAGCGTAGCCCGTGGCGCTGAAGCCATTGCGCCCGTTGGCAATGTCAGCACGCGCCCATGTCGGCGTGTTTGCCGATGTGAACGCTGCAAGGTAGTAGGTGGCGGCCATCGCTCAGAATGCGTAATCGACCGTGGCCTGCACGCTGGTGCTGGTGATGCTCACAGCTTGCAGATCGCTTAGGGTAGGGGCACCACCGGCTGCGG